ACTTCTCATTTCGCAACTTGCCCGCAGTCCGCGCAGCACCGCAAACCGAAGGCAAAGCCGTGAATAAGTCGCTCTTCCCGAAGCGGGCTAAATCCCGGTACCAGAACCACCAACGCAAGGGACGCGTCGAGAAAGCTGCGAACGCAATGGCCAAGGCGATCGAGCGGGAGCGACGCGAGGAGAAGCAAGTTAAGGACGGCGAGGTGAAGCGTGGCTGAGATCGACATTACCTCGGGCGCGATAACGCGCGAAATGCAGCATGCAATCGAGACAGGCGTGGCATGGTCGCTCGGCGAGGCGATAGCGCTAGGCTTCGACGCCGACACGGACGCCTGCGACAGCTACGAGCGCAACCTTGGTCATCGTCCCATGCAAATGGACGTACGCGACTTGCTGCGCATGGTGCGCGCCGGCTGGTCACCAGGCCCGGTCGACCTATTCGTCGCCGATCCGCCGTGCACGCCCTGGTCGCGAGCGGGGAGCCGCAAGGGCCAAGAGGATGAGCGCGACATGCTCGGCGTCACGGTCGAGCTCATCGAGTTGTTGCGGCCGCAAGCCTGGCTCATTGCCAACGTGCCCGGGTTAGACGACTCCAAGAACTGGGCAGAGACGGTGCAACCAGTAATCGGAGGCATGGCCTCGAGGTGCAGCTATTGCGTCGACTTCCAGAGGCTAAACGCCGCCAGTTTCGGGGTGCCGCAGAAGCGCGTCAGACCCTTCTGGTTTGGGCATAAAATCGGCACGCCCTGCATTGAGTGGCCGCACCCGACGCACTGCAAGCCTCCCGTCCTGCCTGGGTGCGGGCTCAAGACCTGGGTTACATGTCGGGACGCGCTCGATCACTTGCCGATCGAGGAGCTAGGGCGTCCAGTGCGTGTCACCGACCGCAGGGGCCATGCTGGCCACCCGTGCTCGCTCGAGAATGAACCTGGGCAAGTGGTGCCGTCCTCGATGCCGACAAACGGTGGCGCGGTGCTGATGACTCGAGGCGACCGACGTGTCGCCGGAGCCGACGAAGTATCTCGGGTCATCACGACAAAGCAAGACGACGGGCGTCTACTTGCAATAGCCCCAATGCATGGCCATCCGACGTCCAAGATTGACGAACCGGCTTGGACAATCACGACCGAAGGGAGGCGTGCGGGCAAGAGGGCAAGCGTCGTTGAGTTTGTCGACCGCCTGCCTGACCCAAATCGAGCACCGCAACCCGTCGATGCGCCGGCGCGGACTGTGACGGCCCAAGCCGAGTTCCAAACCGCTCTCGAGTGGCCGTGGGATACGACCAGCACAGTGGTGTGCTCGGGCCCACAGCTAGCGCCGACGGGCCGCAATGGCCGTGACGGTGAGAGTCAGCGCGGCAACCCCAACGCGGTTGTGCTGAGCGAGCGCGCCGCGGCCATCCTGCAGGGCTTCCCCCCAGACTGGGTTTTCTGCGGAAAAACGAAGCGTGCGCGTTGGTCGCAGATCGGTCAAGCCATGCCGCCACCGATGGACGAAGCGGTGGGCCGAAGCATCGCGAGGTGGCGAGATCGTCTGCATGATCCCTCAACCTGAACACCTTTTCATGTACGTGCGTGGAATTAAATCAGCACTTGACTGGTGTTATTTTCTGGCGTCCGACGGACCGCGATGGCACACTATGATCATGAGCAGCAGATAGCGGCTCATGCCGGAGGCAGAAGCCACCGGCACCAACGGCCAGAAGGCCACGGAGAAGAACATGAAGAGCACCACCACCTACCGCAACCCAAATCACCTCGTACGCCAGACCGTATGCGATCGCAGCAACCGACCTGTTGAGGTCGTGGCCGGTGACAGCGCCCCGCGCTACACGGGCGAGAGCTATCACTATGAGACCAAGGGCGGAACGCGCATCCATCACCCCAGCGCATACGCCAAGCACGGATGGAGCAACATGGTGTACCGATATAGCACTCTGGCGATCGAGGTCGGTGCCGATTGGCTGGCTCGCGCCACGGCCCCCGATTACGCGCTGACGATCGCCGCGTACCGCTAGCCGCCTGACGAGCCCACGGGCGTGGGCGAAACCTCGGCACCAGGCCGAGGTCGCGGAGCCAACCACTGGCCGCAAATCCGCCCGGCAGAAGCCCGGGCAAGGAGAAAGTCATGGGTCTTTTTCATGCGCAAATCAGTGTCCGTATCCGTATCGATGGCTGCCCCGAGTCGGGCATACCTGCTCTGGAGTATCGACGAGCACATGGGCTCGCGGAGCGTCTCGACGATAGCGCCGACGCCAAGATCAACGGCGAGATCAGCGAGGCAGAATTTCGGGCGCTGGTGGCGGCCGGGTGGAAGGCCAGCGACAGGGATGGCGCCCAGGTGATCCACTTCTGCGGGCTGGAGCGAGAGTACGACCCAACATCGTCCTACGGCCACGCCGCTGTGATCCCAGTGTCGGCCACTGACACCGCGACGGAACTGGCGTGTCGAGCACTCGTCTTGTGCGCGGCCCAGGAGTCGGCATGGGTGGCCGAAAAGCGAGAAAAGCAGCGCAAAGAGGCCGCGGAATACGCTGATACCTACGTAGCCAGCGACATCGATCAGCGCCTATCGCAGCGAGCAAGTCGTCCGTGGGGCGAGGACATATCTCACAACCTACTCGACGAGCCTTTACGATCAAAGTACGAACAGGCGCTCGCGGACACAGAGCGGGCGGTGGCCGAGCGGAAGGCGTCGGAGGCAGCCGCGGACAAGGCGCGCAAGGCAGCATACGACGCAGAGCGAGCGGCATGGATTGCCGAGCACGGCAGCCAGAGGATCAAGCGTCTCGCGGCCGAGGGCTTGGGGCTAAACGAGACCTACAAGAATGAGCGGATCGCGGCCGAGCGTCCGGGGTGGGAGTACCTAGACCTCGTCTGCGGCTACGAGGAAACGACCCGCGACGCGACCGAAGAGGCGCTTAGCGCTCTCGATGAGGCGCGCAAAGTGGCACCAGATGCAAAGCTCGGGTGGCTCGGCAATGGCACTCATTGCAAAAACTGCGAGCACGAGGACAATGAGTTCGGCGAGCCCGGCGAGAAGTTCGAGGCAGGGATAGCGTTGTTTGCCGATTTCATCGGTGATCGGATCGTGAAACTCATCAAGGAGTAGCTAGTCGTTTGACGGTGCGCCGTGGGGAGCGGCCATCCGTGAGGCGATTAGGAGAGGAGCGATCAAGATGCGCAATTGCACATCAATAGATATCGTCATCGTGTCCGCATCGGGTGCGCGGTACCTGTGGGCCAGCGTATGCTACCGGGTGCTGGCGGCGGAGATTGCGGGGCGCGCACAGAGCGAGATCAACGATCACGTTGCCCTAGTATCGAGCAATGGCAAGAGCATGACCGAAGGGGCGCGGGTGGTAGTCGAGGAGAAGAAAAATGGAGTCAGCTACCCATGAGCGCCCACGTCACGATCGCCAAGCTACGAGCCCGCCACCAGGCCGCCGAGAAGCGGCTGCTCCGAGGCGCGCTCGAGCGCAACGCCTGGAACGTCATGGCCACAGCTCGTGACCTTGGCGTGCGAGACACCGGGCTCCGGGCGATGATCCGGGCGCACGGGCTGGACGATCTGCAACGCAAGTACAAGCGGCCGGTAGGTAGGCCGAGGAAGACAGAGACCAAATGAAGACCATCATCATCCTTTGCGCGCTTACCACAGGCTGCGCCCACCTCCAGGGCCGCGAGACGGTGCGCGGCATCGATGATGCTCGCTGGTGCCAGCGTCAGGCAGTGACCTACGTATTCGGCGAGGGTCTGGCGTCGAGCGAGATCGAAGCATTCCGAGAATCTGCCTCGGTGTGGAATGCCGCGGTCGCCAGCTACGAGGCGGGCATGGTATCGGCCAACAGGGCATCGCCGCCAGAAGCTCAGAAGCATCCGCAAGATCTGTTCGCGCCGTCGGCGACGCCTGATGGCAATGTCGAGATCTCGCGCCATGGTGGCGACTGGGGAACCAAGCTGGCGCTCACCGAGGACGGCTGCATTGCACACGCCCACATCGAGGTGGGTCCTGAGCTCGATCCTCAGGTTCTTGCGCGTGAGACTGCCCACGAGCTTGGTCATGCGCTTGGCTTGGCCGAATCGACCTGGCCTGGCGATGTGATGTACAACGGCGACGTGATCACGCGAGATGATGTGATGGTGGCGACGCAGCGATTCCAGGCGACAACCAACGACAGGTAGGAGATCCACACCCTTGCCTTCGAGTGGGTGGTCTGACGTCGACCGCCGCCCCGATCCATGGCATGTTGCGTCAATGAAAATACTCGACCGCCTATTTCGCCGTCCGTCCAACCCTGTCGCTCCGAAAGAGCCCTTTGCCGACGTCGCTCCGCACATCGTCTATCCCGAGGTTCGAGCGTGGATACTCGACCCCCCGGGGATGCTCGACGAGACGGTCGAGGGCCAGCGGGGCACCGTGCCCTGGGCGAAGCACATCTGCGAGGACGTCGACGACGCGATGCGCCAGCGCTGGTGCGGGAAGAAGTACGTGTACATCCACGATTTCACGAAGGGCGCAGGCTGCGACTTCGAGGCGCTCAAGATGCTCCTGGAGTGGGGAGTCAAGTCGCTCCGAGAGGGATGTGTCGGCGCCATCGTGTGCATCGTCGGACCGCAGACGCCCTACGAGGTCCGCGCTGCCGCGCACGCGGGGACCGTGACCCTGCGCGTGTTCGGCGTGCCGATGGAGATTTCGACCAACCGAGACGAGACGCTGCGAAAGTTCGGCGTCAGGCCGGCGAGCATGCCTCAAACAGGCCAGCAGAACGCCCAGACGACGGCGCCGAACACGAAGTAGACGTACATGGGAAGCGATATCGACAGCGACAGGCCCTCGGTGAGCGCGGCGCACCAGAGCAAGATCGCGATCCCCGGGGTGCGTTGGAACGCCCACCAATCGCCGTGGAAGAAATGGCCCCCCAGTCCTCCCCAGGCGAAAGCCACCAAGGGGAAGCGCCCAGCCCAGTAGCGAATCACCTCGCTTAGGGTGTCGCCCACTACGTGATTTGACGCCCATACGATGTCGATACCGACGAGAACCGCGGTAACTACTGCTGCGACGATGGACGTGGTCAGCATTGCGGGACTCATTGCCACACCCTTCCCACGGCCGTAGCCATGCCCTGCCAGCGCCCCCCACCGATGCCAGCGGCGAGCACGGCGTCAATCTGCAGCGACCAGACGCGCAGCGGCGGCGCTCCGAGAGCCAGTCCGAATACCGCGCCTTCGCGGTCGACGAACGCGGCGGGACCAATTCCCAAGCTCAGCGACTGCACGGGCGGCGGCGTGAGCTGCGTGACCTGCGTGAGTCGAGCCTCGAACTTTCCGTCGAACAGCTTGAGCCGTGGCTCCGGGGTAGCGCGCCAGCACTCGGCGGACCCAACTACAACGCCCGTGCCCTTGGCGGCCTCGAGGTCGATGGTTCCGACGATGATCTCCCCGGTCATCGGCTCCGGCGTCTCGCTCTGCAGCGCACTTGGCGTCGAATCGGGCTGCTGAGAGGCACAGAGCCCCCGTAGCGCGTCGGGGTCGATGGGCACCTGTCCTGTTGAGGCGTGCATCGTACGCGTCACCTTGGCCCCGGGAGCGGCCTTGAGCGCGGCGTCCAGCGCTGTGGAGAGGTTGGCCCCCATGGCCTTGGTGAGAGCGTCCTTGTCCTTTTGCATGTCCTTGGCCGTCCGATCGAGCGCGGCGATCTGCCCGGCGTCAGTCAAGCGCTGTCGCTCGGCGAGACCGTCCGCCTTGCTCTCTGCGTCCCATGCACGGTGCACGAGCCAGAAACCGCAGAAGCCCATGGCCGCGATGATGGCCCAGGGGAGCAGGCGTGAGGTCATGGGGTGCCCGTGGTGGTCGATACCGTCGATGACTCAGTCGATTGGGTTACCGTCGTTTGCGGCGGGTCCCCAGGCTTCGCCCGGGTGAACAGGGCGGCCATTGCTCCGCCGACCCCGCTGCCGTTGCCTAGGTGCTCGCCCAGGCTCTTGCCGCATAGGGCGATAGCGATACCCATGACGGCCGTGGCGAACGAGCCGAACATTCCCGAGACGATCGCGATCTTCGAATCTGCGGCATTGGAGCCAATCCAGAACCCGACGAGCAAGAGCACGGCCAGTGCCAGGCCCGCGATGATGGTGCGCCACCTCGAGAGATGTCTCATGCTGGCCTCCGCAAGCTGTCGGGCACGCCGTCCGTAACGTCGGCGGTGATGATGGTCACCCCGCGCGAGAGCACGCCCAGCGCTAGGTACGTCTTGGACTCGCGCATTATCCACCCGTTGGGCGTACGATCGGTGTGCGGAGTGCCGAGATTGACGATCTTTGAAAGCCCCATGTAGTCGAGATTGTCGGCATAGGCGTTGAGCCCGTGGTCCGTCCAGTACAGCACGTCGGAGCGGAAGGCGTTCTCGGGTTGCTCGAGCATCTCGGGGTGCTCGATGACCGGGACACCCGTCGCCTGCTGAAAGCGCAGGTAGTTGTCGTAGCCCGTGCGCTGAATACCACCGCGCCCAGGGTAGCGCTTGCCGTCTCCGGGATGAATGTTGCCGAGATCCTTGCGCCCCTCATACTCCGACCCATCCGCGATTTCGCGAAGATGTCGAAGGTCCCCGCTCTCCTCCGCCAGCTGCCCCAGAAACGCCGCGGCGCGCAGGATCGTCGTGATGCCTCCGGCGAGCATGGCCTTGGAGAGCAACGCCGCGTAGTCCGCAGCGCAGGAGCGCGGGATATTGGGCATGATTTCGATGAGATGGGCGGCGGTGATGCTCATAGCTTTTCCATAGGGTTGGTCTTCGGCTTGCGTGTGCCGATCCGCCCTACGACTTCTCCAAGTTCCTTCAGATGGCCGGCGAATGCTGCCGAGAGGAGTTCAAAACGGTCGACCATCGACTGCATGATCGCCGCGTTGGCGTCACGGTCTCGCGCGAGCCTCTCTGTGCGACCGCGGATTTCCTCGATGCCCTCACGCTCGATGCGGTCAACCCTACCACGCAGCTCTTCGACTTCGGCGGGCAGGAAGCAGTCCAGGCACCTCCCCGCCACCTTTAGCTTGTCCTGCTGCCCGTTGCTCTTGCCGCTCATCACCCGCCTCCCTTTTGCGCAATCATCTGCGCAATCAACGTCCGCGCCTGGTCGAGATGTTCCAGGGCTTCTTTGTGCGTATCCGAGAGGTTGGTCGCGATGTACTTACCCGCCTCGTCGAAGTCCTCTCGCTCCTTGGCCTGTCTCGCCAATGCTCTATTGAGCTGCCCCGCTGTGCATGCATTGCGAGCCAGGCAGTGCTCTCCGCTCTTGCCTGCAACTCGCCCGTAGTATTCGGACATTGCGGCGTCAACCAGGGCTTGGTCTGCCCCCTCCTCGACCAGCAGGTCGCCCAGCCTAGTTCGATGCATCTTCGATCGCTTCCGTCGCCAGGGGTTCATTCACGGGCCGTTCGGTCCGACAGAACCGCCACCTTCTCGGACAAAGTACGTACCGCCTCCGTGTTGCTCCTCAGCGTGTCGCTGTTACTATGCAGCGTATCGAGCACCGACTTGATGACATCCGTGTTGGCCTTGAGGCTGTTGATTAGTTCCGACTTTTGCTCGCTGCTGCGTGCGTCGATGACCATCATCTGTTTAAAGCTATTCTCCTGGATGGCGAGGGCGCTTTCCGTCGATAGCCTTAGCCGCTTGTCGTACACCCAGATAACGAAACCCTCGATGATGGCGAAGAGAACTAAGGCGGCAACAACACCGCCGTGCTCAAGCATCTGCAGGGTGGTCCCAGCCAGAGGGATGATAGACGCCTCCTGCCCTTGGATGACTCTCGCTATGGACGTCCCAATAGTTGTCACGTTGCGGCCCCTAGTGTGAGTCGGTGCTCTACTTCAGCGTCTATCGTCATTTGATCCGCTGCAATACAAGCCACGAACATGCACCACCCATACTCGGGTTGCTCTTGTAGGCGGTGCCACCATTGACGCCGGCAATACATTTCATCTTAACAACCGTCCCAGCCGCTATCGTAACCGGAACACTCGCAACGGAAAGCGTGGTCAATGAGGTGGGGTCACATTGTGCCGATGCTATCACGGTAGCGCCAGCTAACACTTCCATTTTTATGTATGACGTGCCAGAAGCATTGCCTACAAGCACGGCCGCGCTCAATAGATAATCACCGGTAGCTGCTAGCGCCCCCAAAGTTATTACGTCGTAGATTGTACCAGCTGTGGTCAACGTGACGTTGGCACCTGGTGTTGCAGCAAGCGGCGCTGCCCAGGCCGAATACTGCTTTACTAAAGTGTTTGCATCTAACGTGGCCAAGGATCCAGCAACACCACCCATCGACATATCAAGGTAGCCAGGCACAAACCCACCTACAGGGACTAGACGCGGAACTAGACCAGCATAGGTGACGCCGCCAGCTGCGCTTAGACCCAGAACATCAACAGCTTTGTTGCTACTTGTAATAGCAGTGCCGCTTAATGTAGATCCGGCTGCTACGCCAGTTGCTGCGCTAGCCGCACCAGCCGGATCGAAATCGCCTGTGGCTGCATAAGCCGCCGTACCCAGTGCTGATGTCCCGCTTGCAATCGCACCGTTCGCGTCGATGACGGCCGCGCGTGAGGCTGCCAGGCCAGCGGGCTTGACGCCCTGCTCATCGATGGTGCAACGCACGGCTCGTGCCGCTCCGGTGGCTCCGGTGGCGGTGGTCTCGATCACTGCCTTGGTACCTTGCGCCGTCGTCGTGTAGTCTTCTTTGGCTACTCCTCCGAAGCGCACTGTGGGAGACGTCTTGGCTGGAGTACCTGCGTTATCCCACCCCGACCCCTGGAGCACGAGAACGGTAGCTCCAGTGAGGGTGGCTGTCGGTGATGCGGGAGTGCCACCACCGAAACGCTGCGTGAACGCCGGATTGCCAATGCCATAATGCTGCAATTCGATGCGTGCCGAGTTAGTCGTGGATTGGATCACGAGGTCGCTCTGCGATGCGCCGGCTGTATCTGTGATCAATAGAGCTCCGGTCGTATCGTATTGCGGGATCTTGCTTGCTCCTCCTACAGTGCTCGTATCAATCCAACCCGTGTCGATCTTTCCTGAGCCTCCACTTATGACGAACGTATCGGCGCCTGGCGTGGCACTGGCCACAAGATTGGTCCACGCGGGTGCTACCGGAGTAGACGCAATCACCGTCTCGCTCAGGACGTAAAAACCATCAACACTCGGTGCTGCGAGCTTTGTTGGTGCCCCTGTGGTAACGGCGCCGTATATAAACTGGCCAAGACCATCCATGGGGTTGCTCAGAGACCCAATGTCCCCCGCGAATTGCGCGGCCGAGCGGGCGGTGACCGTGTTGTCGGCGTTGATGCGCGGGAACGTCACCGCGCTCGGGTTGGTGAGCTTGACTAGGCTCTGGCCGACCGTCGTAGCGTCGCTGATCGTGCTGACGGCTTGCGTGTGCGATGCAGCGGCGGCTCCGACGTCAGCGTAGGTTGGCGTCGAAGCCGCACCGTCAACCGCGCCATCTGTAACGTGCACCCACCCTGTGCCAGACGGTGCCGAAAGCGCGTCAAAGCCTATAACCTCGTGCCCAGTGTCAAGCTTGAGTGCTTTGCCCGCCGCTACCGAGGGGATCACGGCCTGTCCGGCAAGCGGATTAGATGGTCCAAGGATCACGTTGCGCCTGTGCCCGTCGATCCCAAAGTTTTTGTTGGGCACCAAGCACAGATCGCCCTCGCCGAGCGAGTCGATATCAAACTGCGTGCCGCCCGCGGTGTTGGGCTCGAGCTGGATAGCTGACCCAAAAGCCTCGAACTTCGCCACGGGGTCGGCGGTTGGTGCGGCAAACGACCCGCCGTTGTCGACGTACAGTTGCTTGTGGATGCCCGTGACGCCGCTTGCCGTGACTTGAAATGCGGGGGCCGCGGGATCGTCGGTCGTGACGTTGAGCATGTCCGTGGTAAGCGCGGCGTTGAGCGTGCTACTCGCGAGCAATTGCTTGGTGCGTACACTGGTACTCGCCGCAAGTGCCGCGGGGTCGACGCCCTCGACCTGGTCGATCTCGAGCGTGCCGCTATCGGCAGTCGAGAGCATCAGACCGACGCTCACCCACGCGGCGTTCGGCGGCGCCCCCACGGCATCGGCAAAAGCCGTGCGCCAATCCGTGTCGGGGGTTGCGGGCACCCGCACATAATCGTCGGCCGTAAGGACCGGGCCAACGAAATTTTTGTTGCGGTCGTAGTAGAACATCTGGACATATAGGAAGCCCGGAGCGCCTCCTCCCGTCACCATCTTGAGCACGAGCCGGATGTATTGGCTTGCAAGTATCGAGCAAGGCACGAGCGGAGACCTCACACCGTACCTGGTCACAGGACTTGACCACAGAGTAGTAGGGGAGAGTATCAAAGCGGCGCCGCCCGTCCGGTTCGCGCTCGTATCGAGTGCAGCGCCATTGCCCCACACGGCAGGGTAATCCGTGGGCACCCAGGCGTTCACACCCCCACCTATCGCCGTGGATCGGGCGTAACAGGGCGTCCAGCTATCGGGTGGGTTTGTGCCGACGACCGCGGGCGGGCTCGTGACCGAGAAAGACCCGTTCGGGATCGATAGCTTGCTCACATCGCCGTGATCGACGTGCGCCGGGCCTACCAGGGCCGCCGCGACAACCGCCTGCGTCGACGCCGTCGATCGGTTGCCGGCGCTATCGACTACCACGACTTTGGCGTAGTATGTGGTCCCGGGGATCAGGCCCCCGATCGTGAACGTGGTAGTCCGGCCTCGTGTGTAGAACGTCGAGGCGTCGGGGGTAAAGCCGGACACGGTCGAGAGATAGAGCTCGCTGTAGACCCAGTTGACGGTCGTGGGTTCGTCATAGACGATCGTGATACCGCCGAGCGTGGCGCCCGAGCTCTCGCCGCTCGCGCCATCGACTGCCACAAGAGCGCGATTGGAGCCAATGCCCTTGCGCGCCTCGAGCTGCAGCCATCGCTCGAAGCCACCCGAGGGCTTGCCGCGCAGCGATAGAGTCGTGCTGCTGACCTCTACCGTAAAGTCGTCTTGCACGCCCACCACGGCCAAGGTCTGGTCGATATCGGACCAGCGCGGTAGCGGCGTGTTGTCGGCGGTGAACGTGAGGAGGTCGCCCAGCTCGGCATGGGGGCGCGGGATCGTGTCGGCTGAGCCTGCGATGAGCGTGTCTTTCAGGTCGGCCAGAATCGCGGTCGCCATCCGGCCGGCGGTCGCTTCGTCGTCGATCTGCGAGCTTGCGTCCTCGACCACCTCGCACGCCATTCGCCCGTTGTCGGCGATGCTTGTTGAGTCGGTGGCCGTGTAGCTCGAGCGCTCGCCAGTCGTGGTGTCGACCTTGTAGACGACCGTAACCACGTTGCGGATCGTCGTCACGTCCTCATTGGCTGACTTCCAGGCTCGTACCTGCGCGGGCGTGATGGTGTCATCTGCCGTCGTCTTGGCTCGATCGATGTCCCATAGCGTGAGGTCGAAGCGCGATGCTACTGCATTCCACCGATAGCGCAGTTCCCACCCGATCTGGCTGGCGAGCGCCCGGATGGCGTCCATAACGTTGGTCTTGTCCTGCTGGTACTTGTGCAGGTCCCAACCCGGGCTCGCGGGTACGACGAGCGTCACGCCAGTGTTGTTATCGTCGAGGATACTTTGGATGACGGCTTCGACGGCGACGCCGGCATCACTGCCGTACACGCGCGAGGCCTCGATCTGCGTAGCTTGCAGCCTACCGCCGAGGTCGCGCGCCTGTAGACCTATCGTCGAGTCACCGTTCGCGAGATCGAGCGTATCAATATGTCCGTCGAACTTGAGGTGCCAGGCGTCCGTATTGGGCGCCGCGCCGCTCGGGCTGATTGCCACATAGAGACGTATCCCGCGCCCGCCCTTGATGAGCGGGACGAACGATCCACCCACGAGATTGAGCGGCGAACGCAACGCCTCGGGCGACAGCGAGTAGTTGCCGAAGTCGCGACAGAGTGTGGCCTGTAGCGAGGCGCACGGGTCGTCGACCGTCTCACCCCTGGTGATTGAGATCGTGAGGTCGCCGAGCCCGGGGTAGTCCGACAGGCAAACCCACCCGGCGCCGATGCCGGCGTCTACCGCGCCTGGTTGCTCAACCCAAAGTCGTGCGTGCGTCGCGTAGGTATCGGCTGGTAGTAGGACGGCATCTTGAGTGGACGGAGTTCGCATCGGCCATACCCCTAACTCTCGATCAAGTTGAAACTCACGGCGCGGCCTTTTTGCATTGCGCCCGAAGCATAGAAATCGACTGGATCGGCTCCCGTGAGCTCGGCATCGCATGTCAGCACGCGCCCACCGACCATCGCCCCGGTCACGCGGCGCCTTGGCCACGCTCCGAGCACAACCCCTGCACGCGCGTTGTAGAGCGCGAGCGCCTGCGCGGCGGTCACGGCATCGCCCACAAAGAGAGGCTGGTACACAAGGCCAGGGTAGGTGTTGGTGTTGGTCGTGTGCGTGACGTCCCACGAAAACAGCTGCACGACGGTCGCTGCCTGGAGTGATTGCCAAGAAGTGGTGCCGGTGCTCGCGGTGCCACTCGCCGCCAGCGCGCCGTCGCAGAATAGCGAGTAGTGCCCGAGATTGGCACTATCGAGATACACGGCGATCGCCACGTGGTGCCACGCATTGTCGGACAGGTCGACGCCTGATAGGCTCGGCGCCGTCCATGTCACGATGCCGGAGGGCGTCACGGTGAGGCACGACCCGGCGAGGCCAAGTATTTTGCTCGTGTGAGATGCGGTCACCCCGCCCTTGAGCCAAACCGAGAAAGACCACGCGTCAGTGTAACCGAAGAACGGATTAGAGGTAGCGGAGGTGAGGACTATTTCGCCCGACGTCGGCGAGTAGTTTAGGTGCTGTGCAGCCTCGCCGGTAGGCGCCCCTGCGGCGTCTTGGTTGATGCCCGCAGTCGAGACGGGAAGGTAGCCAGAGGTCGTCGCATAGGGACTCGTAGTGAGGTCGGGCCGCACAACCCGAGCAAGCCATGCTTCGAGGGCACGCGCGTCAGCGTCCGAGAGCGGGGGCGTCTTGCAGGTCCACTTGCGCTTCTGGGCCCGCAGCGAAGGCAAATAGCTTCCGTTGATGGAGCGCGACGGAGTGCCAATGTTGTCGTAGCCAAGCGAGGGCGTGGCCGCAGCGACGCGGATCGCGATGCCATCGACAACGAGATAGGACATCAGCGAGCCCCTACCGGAACAGTCGAGTATGGCGTTCCCATTGATGCAAGGCGCGTCCCGGTTCTCACGAGATTGCGGCGAGCGGCTTCCTTCTGTATCCCGTCGAGCATCTTCGCCGGGTCGCTACTGACGACCGTCAGTTGTTGGATCGTGACGCTGTTGCTCGAGTAGGCGCCGCCGGATCCTTGCGCCAATGATTGGTTGCCACTAACGCCGATCGCGTTGAACCTAGTCAGCGCCACTTTGTACCCTTGCGGGATGTTGGTGAGCTGCTCCGCGGCGCTTTGCGCGGCCTGCGCTAGGCTGTTGTTTGCGTCGGCGGCGTCGTTGATCGCCGTGTTGTTACCTTTCATTGCCTCGTGCATGCCGTCGAGAGCATCATCAATCCCGTCAATGTCGGCCTTCCACGAGTCCATCTTATCGGCCCAGTCCGACAGGGAACCCAGAAACGGTATGTTGCTGAGCTCGCGCAGGACCCACTGAATGGCCGATACTATCCCGTTCCACGCCTGGGCGAGGAGCTTGAACACGGTGCCAATACCGTAGCCGACCGTAGCGATAATCTGACCCGTCCACTTGGCGACTGTGCCGAACCCTCGCAGAGCGACACCGAACACGTTCGACAAGATCGACACGAGCTCACCAACCGTCTCGATAACGGGTCCAGCGGCGGCGAAAAGCGGCTCGAAAGCACCTACTATCTTCGTGAAGATGACATTGAGGTACGCAGTCTGTTCCTTGAACGCGTTTGAGCTCATCGCGATGGTGGACACAAAGCCTACGATGCCGCCGATGAAACCTCCCTGCGAAAATCCCTGAGCCGTATTTTTCAGCAGCTTGCCCATGTCGCCCATGGCGGAAGCCATATCGCCAGCGACGCCAGCTATGGCCCCGCTCATGGCATCGCCGATCTTCGATGTGAAGTCGACAACATCGCTCACAAGCTGTGGGCCAAAGGTGCTTGCCGCGAGGTTGTAGGCGCCGTCGAGAACGTCGTCGAACGCCGTCTGAGCGTGACCCAACGAAGACACATAGTCTTCCGCGGCCTCGCGTGCGGCCTCATCGATGCGTTTCAAGGACGCGTTTATCCTGTCCGTCGCTCCGGTGTTGAGCTCGGCGAGAGCCCGCTGCACTTCATTGTGCACGGACGTGTCAATTCCCTGGTTGGTCTCCACACGCATCGGGACTTGTCCGACGCCCGCCCAGTCGCCGAACGTCTTGACGTGCTCGCGCCACTTCTGGGCCGCTTCGAGATTGCGCTGAGCCTTGGCCATTTTTTCCAACACGTCGACTTCGTCGCGCGACGCGGCCATTTGCTCGCGTTCGAGTTTGATTTTGTCCTCGAGAAATTTGAGCGAATTCAGCTCCAGGCTGAGATTTTCGCCCTCTGCTTCAGCCACCCGACCGAGCTGCTCATCATAGAGATTCATGTTTCCGAAGTACGCTTGAGACGCCCTTGCGTACTCCGCATTGGCTTTGATTATTTTTTGTGACGCCGGAGAGTCACCAAGCACGGCGAGTTCGTCGGTGAGATCCCGCACGCGCTTGCGCGTGGACTCAAGATTTTCGGCGACGGGCTTGAGCGTCTCATCAAGCGACTTGCCCATGTTGACGACTGCCTGCTGCGCCTCTTTGTATGACTTCCATGCCTCGACTCCCATGTAGACGGCGGCTGCCAGAGCGGCAATGGGAAGGGCAGCGCCCGCAATTTGAATCGCAAGCGGTGCGATACCCTCCATCATGCCGATAGCCGTGCGGAAGCCCGCGGCCATGGCGGGGACGCCCATGGCCAGCTCTTTTACAGAACCGCCAATCCCTATGAACATCTCGCCATAGTTTCCCTTGCGGACTCCCTCGAATATCTCGCCGATGCTGCCGCTGATCCTGGTGAAGTCGACCATCGATCCCGAGACTTCGTTGATACCCTTGTCCCAGGTCCTCAGCTCGCGGGCAGAATCACGCATCTCTGTCTTGAAATTCTCGGTCACGGCCGAGAGACGAAGCTCCACATCGGTATTGGCGCTAGCGCCCATGGCTAACCCTCGTCGTCGTTGTCTTCGTCGGTACTTTCGTCGTCACGCATTTCGCGAACGCGTTCGTCGAATTCATCGGGCGTGAGATCGCGTGCGTCGATCTCCTCTCCGAGCAAGCGGGAGGGTGTGACCCTCTCACCACGCGCGAGATGCGGAGCGATGACCCACGAGGCGTGAACGGCCAGCATGCGCATCGACTCGCGATCGGCTTCGGCTCTCCCCTCAGCAAAGGCCCGCAGTTCGCCATAAGTGAGCCCATGCCAAAACCTCTTAGGCTCGATGCCGAGCCGTGCAGCGAGGCGGATTAGCTCGGTCCACCCGAGGTGCCATCCTCGCCGGCTGTCGTCTTGCTCGTCTCTTCCTCGCCCGTGTCTTTTTTTTTGCTGGCCGACAGGGCCGCAAAGAATCTATGCAACGCTTCCTTAAGGGACTTCGTAGCCGCTGCAATCTTGTCTGGCTCAGCCGAGAACCATAGACCGACAGTATTGGGATTGACGGATCGCTTCTCATTGCTCAGCGATGCGGCCACCGCCTTGAGTACAAAGTCGATCGTCGATGATCGCCGGTCCATGTCCTCGCGCTTCTTCTCGTCGTCGGGGTCGTATAGAAACGATACGCCCGTCGCCTGCTCAATCTGGGCGAGAACGTTGAAGTCAATCACGAGCTTGCGCTCTTTGCCGCCGATCTCTAGCTCGGACTCGCCACGATTCGGATTGATGAACACCATCCAAATACTCCTACGACTGCGCGCTGTCGGTCGGGGTGCCGGTGAGCTGGACGTCGAACGTCAAAGGAATGACACCCTCGTTACCGGCAGACACCTTGAACGACGTAACAATTCCGTTGCAGTAGGTCTCTTTGATGCCGCTGCCAACAGCGGCGCGAAACTTGAAGTAGCATGTGGACCCTGCATAGTAAGCAGTTCGCACTATGGCTTGACCGGCGTCTGCCTCGTTGTAGTTGCCAGAGTATGACATCTTGCTGCTGGCGCGTCCGGCGACGTACTCCTTGAACAACCCGGAGTCATGATCGGTAACGTCTTCGGCATCGCGAGAGCCATCGACCCCGGCTTCCTTTACGCCGGTGACCTCGGTGTAGGTAGAGCCCGCGGCGCTGGCGTAGAGCTTGGCGTTTCTTGCTGGTAGTTCAGCCATGATACTTTCTCCTAGAGATGCAGCGAGATCGCCGCAATGGTTAGACCGCCGTCGCTGTCATAGTCCACGAACACTTTGCCGAGATCGCCCACTCCAACCTGATTGTAGAGCTCAGGACGAAGCGGACCAATCAAGGCGATGGCACCATCGGCCACCGTGCGCGTGATGGTGCTGGTTCGGTTGTTTCGATTGGCGACGCTTGTCACGGTGACGGTGCGCGCGGCGCCACCCGAGGCGTTCTTTGCGAGCAAGACCACGGATCCGTCATTAAGGAAGTAGCTGCCGTTGGCCTGCACGACCGCGCCGAAGGTAACGGCGGCCAGCGTTCCGCCATTGGCGGCCACTGACTGGGGGGTAATTGCGTCTCTAGCTGCCATGGTGTCCTCTATGGGTTAAGCTGGATGGCCGCGACCGTGACGCTGCCGACAGCGCTATAGTCAATATATATGCGGCCCAAATCTGCTCCCGACTGGTTGAACAAGTCCGGGCGGAACGGGCCGAACGTCGCGGTCTTTCCGTCTGCCACCGCCGTGACGTCGCCGGTGCCGCGCGTGCGTCCATCCGAGTCAGGGACACTGGCAATGGTGACGTTGATCGGGCTTCCCGAGGCGTTCTTTACCTGGACGATGACATTGCCGTTGTTGGCGATGTAGCTTCCGAGTGTGTCAGCGGCACCGAAGGCCGTGTCAGCGAGCGCGCCACCGAATGATCCCACCGATTGCAGCGCGATGTTCGACCTAGCCATTGGCCACCTCGGGTTGATCGTCTTCGCGGACTGCTATCGGGGGCTCGGAGTTGCACCACTGGTCGGCGAGCTCGTCGCCAACCAAGTGCAGATGACCCGCGGGGTAAGTGATCTTGCCACCACCCTCGATCTGTTGTTCGACCGTCTTAAGCATCATCACCCTGGGCATGGCTTACCTCACGTGTCCTTGACGTCGCAGACGACGCCGAAGGCAAAGACGTAGCGCGTAGCGCTCTTTCCGCCACGCAAAACGTCGGACGAGTAATCACGCAACGACATCGCCGTTACCGCGCCACCCAACGTCACGTCATGGCGTAGCGTATCGATCATCACCGTGGTGTACCGGCGCATCATGAGCTCGTTGGCAACGGTGTCCGCGTCGCCTGCAAACGACAAAGCGATGGTGCACGTCAGCTCCCACTCGTTGGTTCGGTTGTTCACGCAGCGGGCGGCGGCGTCGAATACCTCGACGAGCGGAGAGCGCACATCGTCAGGGTTGTTGGCGGCTACGACTGCAACGAGGTCGGGGAGGGTATTGACCGCGAGCCCCTGCTGCGTCTCGAGGGCCCGCGCGTACGTCGCGAAGTTGCTAGCGACCATGCTGGCAAGCCCCGTTACCGCGGCGTCTATGAGCCTCTGGCCGGCCATCAGCGCGCCCCCCCGGCAGCTCGGCAAGCCCGGTTTGCCACCTGCGACAGGTAGTTGACCATGAGCCCCTGCACTTCCGCAGTCATCGACTCAGACATTCCGAGGAATGGGCGTTTCACAAAGTTGATGAACGTCGCGTACTTGAGCCCGCGCGTTCCGAAGACGAGCTGCCGAGGCGTAACCCGCTTGATACCGGCAGTCGTTGTCACCTGCGCCAGAAGTTTCCCGAAGTAGAGCAGGTCGACGGCTCCGTGGCCCTCGCGCGCCTTGCGACGCAAGTAACGCGGGTCGGCAGCCTGCCAAACGTGGCCATAGGTAACGGTACCTGACAGATCGGCGCCGCGGCTCTCGATGACCCCCTTGATGCCCTCGATGAGCCTCTCGACGACAAGCGGCCACAGAGGCATCCAATCGGCGGCCTCGGCGAGCCCCTTTTCAAAGAGCTCGGACAGCTTGTCAATCGAAGGAGTGATGCCTATGCGAACGTTGATGCGCGCCATCACCAGACCTCGCCGCGCTCAAACTCGGGAGCGATGTAGTCGTCTGCGGAGGTATCGGCGTTCGAGCCGCGGCACTTGGTCGATCCTTCTGGAGCGTCGCCCCCCGCGAGCATCGCCCCGTAATCGGACGGGTGGCGGCGAATGTTGACGGTCAACGTCTTGAACGACTCAACCAAGTCTTTGCCGTCGTTGTTCGAACCGTCGCCGCCGGCCGAAGCGTAGGCCATGCGTGCCCGACCTTCGGCATAGTCACACTCCCACGCGCGCATGATCGTAGCGCCAGCCGTGCCTGCATCTGGCAGCGGGATATCGCCGGCTGCGAGCGACCCGCAGAGCATCGCATCGGCCTCGGCGATCCAGTCCTCAACATTCGTCGCAGACGGCTTGCTGGTAGCCGAGAGCGTGCGCGCCGGTATGCGCGCCTGAACGTCGTTGAGGACCGCGTAGGCCATGGGTCAGCGATGCCCCTTGCGCTTGCGGGCCTGCTCGGTATCGGGATGAGGCTCCTGGTCAACGGCCCCAGGGGCAGCGTCTGCCGGCGCCTTGCTGGTGCGCGCGGCTCGCTCAGCAGATCTATGCGAGTCGTCGTCAGTGGCTATCTTGTTCTCGGCTTCGATGGCCGCGAGGTCTTCTTGCGTCTTGACCGGGCGAACCTCTACGTCACAATCTCCACGCTCGGTGGTTCCCCGTGGCAACGTATCGAACGGCACCCATTGGCGAGGGCCGATATCCAGCATTTTTCCTGTCTCTGGGTCGCGCAATTTGAGCGCCCGGGACCTGGAGCGAACGAAGAACATCTGGCACCTCGATGCGAAGCGAGGCCGCCGGCTAAACCGGCAGCCCCCTGCAACAGAGACTAGGTATTGTTGATCTTGATCAAGCGCTGTGGACGACCGAACGCGGGAGCCCCGCGGCGGGTGACCGCATACTCGACTTGGCGCAGGTTCGTCCACATCTCCGAACCCTCGCCAATCTGCTCGAGGCGCACGCCTTCGCGGTCCTGCCAGATGAGCCCGCGCACCGGAGCATCTAAGATGCCGACGTAGTAGTCGTTCACGCTATCGAGATCGAGCAGGGGCTCTCGAATGAGTTCGATAAGCGGGGCGAAACCGACGTTGCTCGTTTGCGACACCATGGCCGCGAGTACCGCGGTACGCATCTGCACTTCGAGAGCGGCCGGATGAAGAACGAAAATGCTTCGCCCATACTCTCGATTCATCGGCACGCCGGCCTCGTCGGTGATCGTATACAGGGCCGCTAGAGCGCTGGCGATGTCCGTGATGCATTGTGCGATAGACGTCCCGGTACCGGTGAGCAGGTTGCTCCAGGTAGTGGTTTGCTTGCCGCGGGCCGCATGCGTCGCCGAAAAGAACGCCTCGCCCGTTGCCCCCGCCCTGAGATAGCAAGTGTCGGTTGTTCCAGCGATGAGCTTGGCGACAAGCAAAGCATCGGGCTTGCGCAGGGCGCGAACCGCAGAGTCGCGAATGCGCTGCTGATAGCCGCCGACCTTTTCGTCGGCGAGATCGTCGCGCTTGAATACCAACGCCCCGGCATAGGTCTTGTTCTTGACCTCGTAGCCGGGTTCGTCGGCGCCGGTCTCAGGCGTCAATCCAACCGAGTCGGTGAGCGGCTGGATCGGCATGCTGTCTACGAACTCCTCCATCTCGTAGACTTCCGACAGCCACGCGTAGTTTTCTCGGTCACTGACGCTCTGCATCGTCGTCGCGATGCGCTCGAAAAGAAGTGGCTCGCGCGGCGCCATCAAGGCTTCGATGAACTCGCCACGCACATCTTTGCGGAGCATCTGCGGTGCAAAAACTGGGGTTCCCATGACACTTTTCTCCTCGGGCCTATGGCCTCAAGTATTCTCTTTGGTGATTAGTTGGCGCCCGCGCAAAGGCAGATGTCGGCGGTGGCGTCGGTGCAGGCGACGAGAGCATAGGTGGCGGTGTCCTGCCCGAAGACGCAGGCATGCGTGCACGTGGTGTTACACGCCGTGTTGGCTCCTGAGACGAGCGTCCACCCCATGCTGGTGGCAGACGTTAGCTCAAGGGCGTTGGTCGACGGACTGGTCACCCCGCCAGTGGCGGTGAACAGGCCGCTTACGCTCTCGTACCCATTGACGATCACACCTTCGGCCCCATCTCGCGTATCGAGGGTTACGGTGTTCAGGTGCCCGGTAGATCCCATCAGCAATCCGGTAGCGCTATTGTCGGTGGTAAGGATTGAGCTCGAAGCCGCCCCGAAGGTGAGAGCATTGGCGCCACCGTCGAGCGTCAGATCCCCGGTAAGCGTGAGCGGGTCGGTCGTCGCGTAAAAAGCGCGTGCCTGGATGGTAGGAGAAATATAGAGCCATCCGGAGGTCGCTCCGACGCATTCGACAAGGATTCCGGCCACCGGCTCATTGGCGCCTTGCGTCTCGTCAAAGGTGTGATCGTCGGAGGCATACATCACCGAACCAACGGCTGTTTGAGCAATGCTCGTCGCGTCGAATAGGAAGTATCCCTCGGCAACGTTGATCTTGGTGGTGCCGCTCGCCGCCGATGTCTTGGTCTCGGTTGCTACACCCATGACGCCGTGATTGCTGGCGCTTGCCGCCGCGGGCAACGCAACGCCGTTGGTGTCGATCATCACCAGGCCACCAGCGTAAATCGTGGTCGAGGCCTTCATCTTGTACCACTTGATCCCGGGGGCCTTCGATTGGGTCGCGCGTGCCGCCGAGAGGGCGCCGGCATGAGCGGGACCGCTGAACGCCATGGACACGGCGAACAAGATCGCCGCGACAGCGCCCGTCAGACCGAGCCGTCCACGGAGTTCCTTGCGGGTCGCGCGGCTGCCATCCTTGAGGACCGCCACGGGCTCCATCACGATCTTGCCATCGGCGGTAGGCGTCTTCTCATACTCGACGTGATCGACGTTGTCGCCAATCGCCTGCATGTCGCGGCACCGTTCGGGGCTCTGCCCGAACACCTTGGCGAGCGACCGCTCTTCAATGGTCGCTTGCGCGCGCTCGATGATCGCGGTGGGGATCACGCTGTTCGCGGTGGCCCGTTCGGCGCGCGTGATTGGCGGCAAATTCTTGAGCCACTGATCGAGGCCTTCGGCGTTCATGGACGCGGCGGCCTGCTGGAACCCGGCGAGCGCCGCAGGGGCGATGCGATCGCGATATTGCGTGAGCAGCGCTTCCTTGCGCTGATCCTCGAGAGCTTTCGCGTTGGCCTCGAGGGCCGCTCCGCGAGCATTCGCCGCCGCGAGATCGGCCTTGAGCTTGTCGACGCTCTCGGCGTCGGCCTGGGTGGTGGGATTCTTGAGATCTGCCATGATTTTCTCCTGTAGAGCGCCGACGCTCGGCGCGATTTCCTGTGTTAGTTGCGGCGCCCCGACCGCTGCCATGGCGGCGTGGGCGCTCGATGAGCTCGAAATGCTGTCGATAAGACCGCGCTGCAGCGCCTCCGCGGCGAACCAGAGTTGCCCGGTAGATACCTTTTGCGCGTCTTCCATCGACATGCGCCGGCCGCGGGCCACGGCGGCGGTAAACATCACCGCTGCCTCGTCGACGATCCGCTGCTGGTCGGCGAGCTGCGCAGTGGTTAGGCCATCGCCGGCTCCGGCACCCTTGAGGGGAGAGCTACGCAGGACATGGACCTTGACCCCGGCGGCGGCGTCCGCGGCGCTCGCGTCCTCGATCACCGAGTAGACGCCGATCGAGCCGACCATTGCCGACTCGTTGGCGGTGAGCTTCGATGCCTGCGAGCCGATCCAGTAGGCGGCTGACGCAATGAGGTCGCTCGCGTGCGCAACGGTGGGCTTGAGGCTTGCGGCCGCAGCCACGTCATCGGCCAGCTCTTGGACACCAGCCAGCGAGCCACCGGGGGAGTCGATGTCGAGCGATATCGACTTGACCGCCTCATCTTCGACGGCAGCACCAAGGGCGCGCTGTACGCCAAGCGTGCTCGTCGCCGGCATGCCGAGCAGATCGAAAATGCAGGGAACTTCTTTGAGGATGACGCCGGACACGCGGATATGGGCGACGCCATCTCGCAGGTCGTAGGGCAATGCGCCAGCGTTCGACGCTGCCCCTGCTTTCGGCCTCGAGGCCGCCACGTCTTGGGCAGCCTTGAGCGTATCCGGCGGTATTTTCTCGAGCGCCAGAGAGATGGACTCGGCGAGGGATTGGAGGTGCGCCGGGTCCATGGCCCACTGCCGCGATGTCAGGTAGCTGATAACGGCTCGCGCATTCATGCGGCTTGCTCCTCGCCTTGGTTCTCGTCCATCGGCATTGTCTCGTTGGGAGCGGCGTGCTCTTGATTACGCTGCTCTCGAGACGGCAGTAGCGCGGTGGGCGCGCGCGCCGGTATCTCGGTATCGGGATCGAAGTCGTCGAACTCGAGGGCCTCGCGGATGGCGTTCTCGGTGCGCCCGTCGCGGCGAACGAGCCCGACGTTTGCCGCGTTGATCATCAGTGGGATACGGTCGGCCCAGTTGGCGGTGGGCAGGTTGCGCACCATGATCGTGGGAATGCTAACGGCGTCTCCATAGTTGAGCCGCACGTATCGCTCGACGGGAGACCAGCCATCATAGCCCAGGTTCCATCCAGCCGAGATGAACCGCGCGTGCGCGAGCTCGGCAAGGTGGTACTTGCCTTGCTGGGTCGACCCGAGGGCGTAGGAGCCGCTCTTGCCGGTCAGGCCGAGGAGCATAAAGGCAGCCGAGACGTTGAAGGCGATGTCCTGGTTGCATTGACTTATCGCCGCCTCGATATTGCTACCGTCGTGAGCGGTAGCCCCTTCCCACTTGAAACTCCAGCCGTTATCGAGTACGAGATAGCCGCGGGCGTTCGCTCGCATCTCCTCCAAGATTTTCTCTACGGCGTCGACATCATCGTCGGCAGCGTTATCCGAGGCAATCGCCACGGGCACTGGGAGCGCGCAGCGCTCGTGCTTCATCGCCGAGAGGGTCTGAAAAGCGATCTTCATCTTCCATGGCGCGTAGGCGCTGCGCAGAATTGGGAATCCCTCAAAGTTGGCGCCATCCTGATCCCACGTCCAACGAATTATCCGATCCGCTGGAATGGTCGGGAACCCAACTTGCTCGGCGTCAGACCCATAGATCTGCTGCACAATGCCATCGATCTGCGATGTCGAAGTCTGCGACTGCAACCACCGGTATACGGTGTTGCCGGGGATCTGGTGTATCCCGGTGGGAACTATGCCGGAGCCCCCGCCAGGGTGCAGAGGGAACCTATCGACCGGGATTGGGCGAATATCGTCGGTGAGCTCGGCAAGCGCAAAGCCGTTCTGGCCATAATCGAGGATGGTGCGCTTGGCGGCCTCGTGCCAAAGGAGGGAATCGACGAGGCACCATGTCATGAAGTCGGCGATCTCGCGGTCAATAGCGCTCGAACTCGCGGGCCTGAATCGCCACGTCCCTGCAAGCAGCGGCTCGTACACATCGGCCATCGACTGCCGGACGTGTAGATCCTTCATCATTTTTTGAGCGATGCCTGGTTGACCGGGGCGACCGTACCATTTGTTCCCACGCAGATCGGCGTTCTGGTCTAGCTCTTGGATGAATCCCGCGGTGATGCGGGTCCCGGAGCCGCTGATCCTCTTGCTTCGCGTCTCAGAGCGATCGGCTCGAGCAGCCCGCGCCTCGGAGGCGGCGGCCATCGCTGTCTGCATGCCAATCTGTGGGGCCAGGGCCGCCGGCCCCACGAGATTGACACTCACCAAGGACAACAACGCCGAACGGAGATCCATCAGCCATTGTTGTCACGCACGATTCGTTAGAGAGTAAAGACAACCATGGAAACAATCATAACTTATTCGACGGTGGCGCGTATCTTCTCTCGCCACGACCTAGGGTCGCTGAGTATCTGGTCAACAAGGCAGCGGGCAACGAAGTAATGGCCGGTAGGGTCCGTGCGCGCTGCAATTCTGCCCTCGCGGCACCAGCGATACATGGTCTCGAGCTTGACGCCCAGTATCTTTGCGGCCCGCCTGGCCCTCAGCTCACCATCGTGTAGTCGTGGCGACATCCTTGCCCTTACCAACTGTTTTCGCCGAGGCGACCAAACACGGCCGACGCCTCGCGCGGTGGTCTGGCTTCTCTCTCGGTGGCGGCCTTTGCTGTCGATGTGCGCCGCAAACGCTCGGCAATCGACGTCCCCGCCCGGGCCCGCATCTGTTGCTTGGCGATGAGCCAGCAGCAACAGGCAATCGACTGCGTGATGTCCTTGTGCATTGTCCTGCGGTTGCGGTCGGTGACAACGGCCTTGCGATCGCCGAACTTTGGCGTCCTGCGCATCAATCCTTTGAACTCGTCGAGGATCTCGGCGCTGTATTGCAGGCGAATGGTCTGCCCGTTCGCCGCGTCGAGACGACCCAGGAAAAGATCCCACCCGACATCCGACGCGTCACCGTCCTGGCTCCATCCGCGTAGCTTGCCCCGCCAAGCACCGGCGCCCTTGCGCAGTTCGCGGAGCATGATCGTGGGCCATAGGTAGTCGGACTTGTCGTTCGCCACCGATGCCTTGAGGTCGACCTGAAAATCAACGAGCCCCGTGTAGAGGGGAAGGATTGTTTCGACGGCTCGCCGCACGTCTTGGTCTGGGATCTTGGCCGTGCTCATACAGCGACCGTGGCCCGGCCACCAGAACTCAAGATAGCTGAGGTAGACCTTCTGCCACGGCTGTTCGCTGTCCTCCTCCTCGGCGAGAATGACGAGCGACGTCTTTTCGACGCTCGTGCTCGTGTCCAAGAAACCAACGCAAGGGCGTGACGAGCCCTCCTCGTTGTGTAGGCTCGCATCCATGACACGCTTGACGCTCGCTATGCTCGCCACGTCTTCGCCCTTCCGCGTCCACTGGTTGCCAGACTCGGCGGCCATGTAGTGCCGCGTGCTCGGCAGGATACCAAAGACGCTCTCGAGGGCGCCAGTCACCTTCGCACTCTTGCGTGGGTTTAGAGGACGCCCCCATTTCTGGCTCGTGAATAGGTGGTAGTTAGGGTGCGGGTGCGCTTCGAGCTCCTCGACGAGCTCGTAGAGCCAATCTTTCTCCGTGCCGTCGAGGATGCCGGCGGCGCTCGCCATGATGATACGCGGCCACCATTCGCCGAGACGCTCACCGCACACCGAGCACTTCTCGGGGATGTTCCCGGCCATCGCCTCGAGCTCCTCGGGCGTGAGCTGCACGTGTCCAGCTGGGCACTCGTATCCGTGCATCGCGTTGATGCTCGGAAGGAGAGCAATCACCGTGCGTGCGTCGATGTCGCGCGCCTCGTCGATGAGGATGTGGGTTCGGCGCCGGCCGGTGACGCTGCTGTGGCTCGCCGTCAACACTTCCATTCGGCACCGCGTCTTGGGATCCCAGATCTGCGGCGGCGTGCCGTGGATGTCGCAGCGCTTGCGGAGGGCTGGCGCCTGCTCAATTGCCGCCTGCCAGGTCTCGCGGAAGATCTGCGACCCTTGGTCTTCGGACGCCCACAGCGCGGCGATGCTCTTGTTGCGCGATTTAAACAACGTCGCGAGCGAATAGGCCATGAGGTTGAAGGTCTTGCCGTCGCCGCGATCGAGGTTGAGAATCGTTACGAGTATCGGCTCGGCCGTGAGTCCGCCGCATGAGCATCCGTGCGTGGGATTGTCGGACGGGTGCTCGATTATCTCGCCCGCGTGCTCGAGGCAGTCCTTGCAATGGTCGGCGCCGTCGCGCCGCCATAGCTTCCACCCGTCAGCCGGCAACCAGAATTCGTCGCGAACCCACTCGCGACCCTTGAGCGACCAGCACACGCCCTCTTTCGTCTTGAGGTGCTTCGCCGCGAATGCGATCTTGTCGGCGAGGGTTGGCACCTGCTACAGATCCGTTTCGTCTTCGCGCGTCCGCTGCGCAACCTGGAGCACCTCGAGCCATCGGCGATACTGCGAGCTCGATGCGACGAGCGCCTTCTCTTCGTCGGTCGTCCGCACCCTGCCATCGAGCTCACGGCACTGGCGAGCGAGCTCCGTCGCCCTGCGCGCCGCTGCTGCCTTGGCAACTTCGCTCGCAAGAGGGCTATCGGCGACAAGATCCGCACAGTGCTTGAGATCTTCGGCTGTCCATTTTTCATCCGACGTTCCACATGGACGCGATCGCGGCTCGTACTTGCCTCTCTTGTCTCCCTTCTTCACCGACATACACTACCTCGCATTACTCGATAAATGGCCGTTTTTGCATATAAATTTGCGAATCGAGCTGGCACCTAACCTAGGCACCTGGCTGGGTAATTTTGACGGGGTGGCCTGTCCATCTACGCAGCGCCTTGCTTCGCGATGGCTTCAGCCAACCGACGCACGAGCTCAGCGCTTGGCACGACGTTCGCTGGCACGTTTTGCGGAGCCACCGAGAACGCGTGGGCCAATACATGTTGCGGGTACAGGGCGAGGTGCAGCCACCACGAGGGCACGGTTTGAGGCTGAGGACGAGCGTCGGGGTACAGAAAGAACATACGTCCCACAAGCCGATCGAACCATTCGGGAGGAGGCAACGAGCGCGGGTCGACAGGGGTCGTCATGGACGGTGGCGCGGCCGACTTCGCGATCGTCGCCTCTGCCTTGTCGAGCAGCGCGGCGGAGGCCAGGTGGTCCTCAGCCTCTTTCCGGTGCTCGGCGATGTCCTTGGTTAGTTGATGCCCCGGATCGACGGAGGCTGCCGCTGCTTGCTGCTTCTCTTCTTCGCTCATCCTCTTCCTCCTGCGCCACTTCATGCGGGGCCCTTGTTGTCTAGTACTCTCTTAGCTGCCGCGTCCCCGATCGCGATGATCGCAAGACGGTCGTCTTCCGTGATGGCTTTGTAGGATGCAACTCTGCGGTCAACCTCTGTCGCAATCGCCAGGGCCCGCACGTTGGCCGCGCGCTCGTCGATCCCCATTGTGGGCTGAGATTCTCGCTTCTCCGCCCGCACCAACTCGATCAGCCTCACCGCCATGTCGCGAATGCACGACCAGCAAAGGACTATTGGGACTGCTCCCGGAATGCGCAAAACAAAATTCTGCACCATAAGCACCGGCCTGTTGCAGCAGGCGCAAGCAACGCTGGAATTACTGCATTGGGCCATTACGCGGCGCCTCGCTGTTTCTTCGGGTACACGAGGTAGAGCGTCCGGACTCGGAACACGCCGCGCTTCCACCGCGGGTTTACATGCTCGCGTCCGAAGGCCATGACGATGGTGTCACGGTCGGCGTTGGATGTCGTCGCCGAGCCGTCGGGCAAGTCGTAGCTGATGCGCTTGTCGGGCACGTAGATCGTGCCCTGGATTGAGAGCTTGTGGTACCACTCCTGCGAGCAGCCCACGGGCCCGAGAATTACCGAGCGAACGCCACGCGCGGCTTCTGCCACGGCATGACGGAGCGGATCCTCCATCTCGGCAAAATCGGGGTTGGCGAAGGTGACATCAACCCACGCTTGGCGGCAGGCATTGTCCTCACGCGTATAGTACTCGTCGCAGAGGTGGTTTACGCCCGATGCGAACGCGTCGAGCTTGAATGGGCCGAAGCGCTCGTTCAGGGCATCGAAGAGCCACCGCGGGGTGCGTCGGTCTTGGATGCTTGGCGACTCTGACTTGGTCTTGACCCCGAGGGCGATGTTGACCGTAAGGCGCCGGGCGTCGGTCTTCGCACGCTCGAGTCGCTTCGTGAACGTAGCCTCCGGTATCCCGGCCATTTTCTGCGCCCTTGATGACTCGTTTCTCGAGATCCCGAGTTCATCTAAAAATAAATGTCCGTCAGAAGTACATTTTCCAGCAGTTGGCCTGCCCTTCTCGGCAAGTTGCTCATCAAGTAGCTGCCCCATGCGCCGCTCTGCCCAAAGCACTTGCTCGAGCGCGTAGTTCTGGATTTCGACACTGGCGTCACGCTTGCGCAGGTAGATCGCGACGGCTGCCGTCTTGTCTCGGATCTCCTTGGCTTCGTCGAGATGCTGGCAACGCTGCAGGATATCGCGCACGCGCTCGAGCTCGAGCTGCAGCTTGTCGCCGGTGCCAAGAACGAGAGAGAGTTCTGTCATCGTCGTCTTCCTTGGGCGGCAAACAGCGGCCCGACCTTTTCGGCTTCTTCCTCGTCGAGCACCTCGCAACCGTAGTGCGCGATGAGCAGCGCCTCCGCCCGCCCGTCGTCCTTCTCGCGCGCCAGCTCGGCCGCAAGCTTCGGGTACAGGCGCCGCGCGAGGTCCAGTGCCGGGGACTTGTCGCGCGCATCGTTGCGCCCGAGCTCGCGGCTGCCTGCGATGACGAGCCCCATCGGGCGCTTCCACTGCGTGGCCGTCACAAAGCGCACGGTGACGTTGAGAGCCGCGAGGACGCCGACCAGGATGCCGAAGCCCTCCCCGTACCCGAACGCGCTAGAAACCCCCATCTGCGGGCTTGCCTGCGCCCGTTCGACGAAGGCGATGCAAGAGCACGAGAGATATGCGGCGACGTGATCGCGGCAAAGCTTCGTCAGCGCCGCTGCGTCGACGCGGCGCTTGTGCTTGCCGCCGATCAGGCGCACCACCGTCGGCATCGACCAGACGACTGCGGCATCTCCGCGCAGCACCGCGACGCCGCCGTTGATGCCAGGGTCGATGCCGACGACGAGAGTCATCTCGCCGCCACCGCCGCGATACCCGACTGCAAAGCTTCGGGCTTGGCCTTCGCGAACTCGAATCCTGCCTGCTTGGGGTTGAACGTGACGTTGACGGTCTTGCCAACCTTCTCGCAAAGGCGCGAGAGCAGCTTCGTTTGGCCGACGTCGATTGGCAGCCGAAGACGTGCGTTGACCCGCGCGGCGCCGTCGACCATGTGAATGACGAGCAACTCAGGCTGGCACTCGAAGCGCTCTTCCTCGAGTTCGACTTGGTGGCGCTCGAACACGAATTTCTTGTTCGGCTTGACGCTGTCGACCAGGAAGCCGATGTGGTTGCCTTCTTCCTCGTCGTCACCATCCGGGTCGGGCGCAATGACTCGCATCGTCGAGAAAGCCAGCGACGCGAAATCGTCGCCCCATTTTTCCTTGGCCACTGCTTGGTCGATGCCGATGTCGAAATCGACGAACGCGTCGCGGCCGTCCTGGCTCTTGTTGCGCTTGATCGTGACGCCGACGATGTCGCCGGTGAACTTAGAGCTTAGCTTCATGGGAATTCTCGTCCTTGGGGTTTGGGTCACACGTGAAACTATCGGGTCTTTTTAGGCCCGAAGCTGTAAAAATTGGATGTTTGTCCTCGTAATCCTTGCAACCTGCGCAGAACGAATCGACGTCGGGATGGTGCGGTACCGGTGGCTTAGATGGCGTGAATATTGGGTGTCCGCAGTGGGTGGTTATGTTGCGCGAGCAGTCATCCTGCGCGGCCACGAGGTGCCCGGTGTCGATCTTGTCGTAGGCGTAAAGTCTCTCGCCGTTCATTGGGCCACCGCCTGACCGCTGGGTGCGTGCGACGGGCAAAAAGCGACGCCTGACGGACTCGGATCAGCACAGACGCCGCAAAGCTCGACCCCGCATTTCGTGCCATCTGGTTTAAAGCCCTGGCAGCGACGCTCAGCGAGTCCGCCGCACAGTTCACACCGCGATGTCATGCGTCGGCGCTCGCGCGTCTCAGCGCCACGGTTCGGCGCCGGCAGTTGATACCAAC